CTTAGCAACCTACGAGAAGCAAGAGGTTGTTAAGTCTGACTCTATGGAAAAAGATATTAAGAATGATTACGATTATGCACGTGAGAATTTATATAATTTAGTCGAGAACGGTAATGTAGCACTCGAGGATCTAATAGAACTCGCTAAGCAAAGTGAGCATCCCCGAGCATACGAGGTTGTTGGTCAAATGATTAAGACTCTAGGGGATACTACCTCCCAACTCACCACACTTCACGAAAAACAAATGAAGCTCAACGCCTCTAAACCAGAAAAGGTAACTAATAATAATCTTTTTGTGGGGTCGGCTACCGATCTCCTAGATTTGATTAAAAGGTGAGCGATCCATACCTAAATAACCCCTTTCTCACAAGGAGGTTAAGTACACATTCCTATACCGAAGAACAAATCATTGAGTTCAAGAAGTGTGCAGAGGATATACATTATTTTGCAGAAAATTATTTCACCATAGTTCATGTTGATCGTGGTAAAATTAAAATTCCCCTTTACGATTATCAAAAGAAATTATTAAAACAGTTCGAAGAAGAACGGTTCTCCATAGTAACGCAATCTAGACAAAGTGGTAAAACCACTACAACAACGGTCTTTGTTCTTCATTATGTATTATTCAACAAAGATAAAACTGTTGCCATTCTTGCTAATAAGGGAGATACTTCACAGGAAATCCTTGCAAGAATTCAACTTGCATTTGAACTCATTCCAAATTGGTTAAAACCCAATGTTGTTGAGTGGAATAAAAGAACTGTTGAATTTGAGAATGGTTGTCGAATTATGGCAAGGGCAACATCATCTTCCTCTATTCGGGGACAGAGCGTCGCATGCCTAATAATAGACGAAGCAGCATTTGTAGAGAGATGGGATGAATTTTATAAATCTACCTATCCAACAATTGCCTCAGGTAAAGAATCTAAGGTTATATTGGTATCAACGGCCAATAAACTAAACCACTTTAATGCCATAAGAGTTAAAGCGGAGCGCGGAGAAAACGAATTCGTACCATTTGAGGTAAAGTGGGATGATGTTCCCGGAAGAGATGAGGAATGGAAAGATCAAACCATTGCTAATACATCCCTCGAAGATTTTATGCAGGAACATGAAAATGTTGCTCTCGGTTCGGCAAATACTTTAATATCCTCTTGGGTGCTTAGGAATATTATTACCTCAGAACCCATTGAAATAGTTGATTGTATCAGATACTTTGATAAACCTATTACTGGGAATAAGTATATAATAACAGTAGATACTTCCCACGGGAAAGGTCTTGATTATTCTGTCTCTACGGTATTCGATATTACACAATATCCCATCAAACAAGTTGCAGTATTCCGTGATAATAAAACATCTTCCCGGATATATACGAGAATTATTAATAATCTCGGAATACAGTATAATAATGCACATGTTCTGGTAGAGTCAAATGATATTGGACATACTGTAGTTAACGAATTAAATTATGAATATGAATATGATAATTTAATATCAGAAAAAACTAATAATGAAAGATATGCCCTTGGGGTTCGTACAACAAAATCGACCAAGCGTATTGGGTGTTCTATATTATCAGATTTAATTTCAAATAATAAACTCATTATACAAGATGAAAATACTGTATTTGAGCTTGCCAACTTCATTGCAAAAGGATCTTCATATGAAGCAGAAAAGGGGACAACAGACGACATTGTTATGACTCTTGTTATGCTTGCGTGGTATACTACAATAGAAAATTTTGAATATTTGAGTTCTATAAATATAAATGATCTTTACAAGGAAAAGTATACAGAAGTAGATGATATTATAGCACCTATCATGACTACAGAAGAACCCGCCGGATACTATGAAGCTGGTGATTATTGGGTTAAACCTTAAATTAATATATTATAAATAATTATATGGCAGAGAAAAATAGTTTTTTCGGGTTTTCATTTAAAAAATCCAAGAAAAAGAAAAAAGAAAGTTTTGTAGCACCAATCAATGATGATGGAGCTCTAGATATAGGGGTGTCTGGGTTTTTTGCCGCGGCAGTTAACTCAAAATCTGATACAGCAGCAAGTGAAAATGAGCTGATTATCCAGTATAGAGATATAGCGATTGTCCCAGAAGTTGATCAAGCGATCGAAGATATTATCAACGAAGCTATTATCGCAGATGGTACTACTGGACAAACAGTATCTATAAGCATAACAGATTCGGATTATTCTGAGAAAATTTCAGAACTTATCAACGAAGAGTTCGAAGTAATATTAAAACTTCTTAATTTCAATGCTCAGGGTCATGAAATTTTTCGAAATTGGTATATAGATGGTAGAATTTATTATCACAAACTAATAGATATATCTTCTTCTAAGAAAGGACTCGTTGAACTTCGCCCTATTAACCCAACCGAAATAAAAAAGGTTCGTGAAATAGTTAAGGAACTTGATCCTCAGACTCGAGTTGAAGTTATAAAGGATATCATAGAATATTACGTTTATAATAATGGGCAAAATGAAATAAATATATCTCCTGATTCTATATGTTATGAAACATCTGGGGTGATTGATAGAAATAATGCGATGGTTCTATCTCATCTCCATAAAGCTATTAGACCAGCAAATCAGCTCAAAATGACGGAGAATGCACAGGTCATATATAGACTTGCGCGTGCTCCAGAGAGAAGAATATTTTATATTGATGTTGGTAATATGCCCAAAACTAAGGCAGAACAACATCTTAAAGACATCATGGATCGTTACCGTAATAAAATGGTATATGATGCTAAGACAGGAACGCTTACTAATTCCTCAGATGAAATGAATATGATGGAAGATTTTTGGCTTCCAAGAAGAGAGGGTGGTAAGGGTACAGAAATAACTACACTTCCGGGTGGATCTAATCTTGCTGATATTGATGATTTAATTTACTTTCAAAAGAAATTATTTAAATCTCTAAATGTTCCAGTTTCACGACTCGATTCAGAATCCACATATACATTTGGGTCTGGATCTGAAGTTACGAGAGATGAAGTTAAATTTTCTAAGTTTATATCAAAACTTAGAAATAAGTTTACTGGTATTTTTGACGATCTTCTTCGTACACAATTGATACTAAAGGGTGTTATTACTGAAGCCGAATGGGATAAATTAAAAGAGCACATTACCTATAGATTCCAGGAAGATAACTACTACGCAGAATTAAAAGACTCGGAGATCCTTAAGGAACGTATATCAACTCTAGAACTCCTTGAGCCTTATGTCGGAAAATACTACTCAAACGATTATGTGAGGAAAATAATTCTAAAACAAACCGATGAAGAAGTAAAAGATATAAATGATAAGATAAAGGAAGAAGAGAAGGATCCTATGTATCAGGAACCGGAAGAAGATGAAGATAACTATTAACCAATGGGAAATTAAAAAGTGGAATTAATTGATAAAATTAAAACAGATAATTTAGTTGCAGCGAAAACAACGTTCAAAGACATTATGTCAGATAAAGTTATAGATAAACTAGAGCAAATGAAAAAAGATATTGGTTCTAATTTATATAAAAATCGGGAAGAAAAATGAAACTCATAACAGAACTTCTAGATCATGATTTAAATATATTAACAGAGGGTAAGGGTAAAACCCTGCATATTGAGGGAGTGTTCCTTCAATCTTCTGTGAAAAATAGAAATGGTCGAATATATCCGAAAGAGATAATGTCTCGAGAAGTTCGACGTTTCGTTAATGAAGAAATTAAGAATAAAAGAAGTATTGGGGAATTAAATCATCCACCAAATCCAACACTTAATCCAGAGAGAGCTTCACATTTAATTACATCTCTTCAAGAGTCAGGCAACGATTATATAGGGAAAGCAAAAATCCTAGATACCCCAATGGGTAATATTGTTCGTGGGCTACTTGAGGGTGGAGTTAAACTCGGTGTATCTTCTCGGGGATTAGGATCACTAACCAAAAAAGGTGGTGCATCTGTAGTTGGGAGCGACTTCAAATTAAGTACAATTGATATTGTAGCCGATCCATCGGCACCTTCTGCGTTTGTTGAGGGAATAATGGAAAACGCAGAATGGGTTTATGATGATGTCCTTGGATATCAAAGTATTCGGAATTCTATTAGGGAAACACCTTCTAAGTATCTTGAAGAAAAGAAACTAGAGGTGTTTAGTAATTTTATAAATAAATTATAATTAAATTTTTTATAAATAATTATACATATTATATGTTTACATTAGGAGAAAACAATGGATCAAGCTAAAATTGATGACCTTGAGTTAGAAATAACTGAAGAAGAAGTCATCGAGGCAGCAGAGGAAATTGTGGAAGAACTTGTTTCTGAGGATGAGGAATTATCCGAAAAGAAAAAAGTAAAAGAAGAAGAAATCGAAATCAAAGCTGACGATGAAGACGAAGATGATGATGAGGACGATGATTCTGAAGTTGAAGAAAAAAAGAAACCTGTAAAAGAGGATAAAGTTGATATGTCTGCTGATGTAGATGCTCTTCTCGAGGGTGAAAATTTTTCTGACGATTTCAAACTTAAAGCTACCACAATCTTTGAAGCTGCAATTGGTGCTAAATTAGCATCAGAAAAAACTTTATTAGAAGAAAAATTTCAGACTAAATTGGATGAAGCTACTCAAGAAATTGAAGAAACTTTATCAGGTAAAGTTGATCAATACTTAAATTATGTAGTTGAAGAATGGGCGAAGGATAATGCTATTGCATTAGAACACGGCATTCGTTCTGAAATATCTGAACAATTCCTAAATGGTATGCGCGATTTATTCGTTGAGAATTTTATCGACATCCCAGAAGAAAAACTTTCTATTGTTGAAAGTCAATTTGACGAAATCGAAGAACTAACTACTGCATTGAATGATGTAGAAAAAGAAAAAGTTGCTCTTTTCGCTCAAGTTAACGAAGCAAAGAAAGATCGAATTCTTTTAAGTTTATCTGAAGACCTTGCGGTCACAGAAACAGAAAAATTTAAAGAACTTGCTGAAAACGTAGATTTTGAATCAAGTGAACTATATGAAAAGAAACTCATCATTATTAAGGAAAAATATTTCCCTAAAGATGAAAAGGTGTCTAATATTGAAGAAGCTATGCCTTCGACTTTAACACCCGACTTGAGTAATAATATGGCTGCCTATGCGGCGGCAATTTCAAAAAATAAATAATCCATAAGGAGAAACACAATGTTCCAAACAGAACAATTGAATGAAAAATGGCAGCCAGTTCTTGAGCATGCTGATCTTCCTGAGATCACAGATACTTACAAACGTGCAGTCACTACAGTCATTCTAGAAAACCAAGAAAAAGCGTTTCGCGAAGATCATAATCTTCAAGAAGCAGCACCAACTAACGCAACTGGTGCTAGTATTGCTAACTGGGACCCAGTCCTAATTTCTTTAGTAAGACGCGCAATGCCTTCATTGATTGCATATGATGTTGCTGGTGTACAACCAATGACTGGTCCTACTGGTCTTATCTTCGCTATGAAGTCCAGATATACAAATCAAAGTGGTGCAGAAGCGCTATTCAATGAGCCTGATACAGATTTTACAGGTGCTGGTACGCATACTGGATCAGATCCATCTGTATTAAATGATGCTACACCTGGTACACTTCCAACTGGTAGTGGTATGGCTACTGATACAGGTGAAGCTCTTGGTGATGCTCCTGGTAATCATTTTCCAGAAATGGCATTCTCAATTGAGTCTACTAGCGTAACTGCTAAAACTCGTGCATTGAAAGCTGAATACACTATGGAATTAGCACATGACCTAAAAGCTATTCACGGTCTTGATGCTGAATCAGAATTAGCTAACATCTTATCTCAAGAAATTCTTGGAGAGATTAACCGTGAAATGGTTCGTACAGTTTATGTAAATGCTGTACCTGGTGCGCAAGATGCTGCAACTGCTGGTGTTCTTGTTTCTGATGATTTAGATGGTCGTTGGTCTGTTGAGAAATACAAAGGCTTAATGTTCTGGATCGAAAAAGAAGCAAATAGAATTGCTATTGATACTCGTCGTGGTAAAGGTAATGTGCTTATTTGTTCTAGCAACGTAGCATCTGCATTAGCTATGGTCGGTAATCTTGATTTTGGTAGCGTTTCTGGTAATCTATCTGGTACAGTTGATCCAAGCGGTAACACTTTTGTTGGTACTTTAAACGGTACTATCAAAGTTTTCGTTGATCCGTATTCAACTGGATCTGATTACTTTGTAATTGGTTATAAAGGTGTATCTCAATATGATGCTGGTATGTTCTATTGCCCATACGTTCCATTACAAATGATGAAAGCTGTTGGAGAAAATACATTCCAACCTAAAATTGCATTCAAAACTCGTTACGGTATGGTGGATAATCCATTCGTTACAGCTGGTGCAAATAATAACGTCTACTATCGTAGAGTTAATGTTGGTAATATTATTACATAGAGTTATAGCTATCTAATCTTAGATACAATAATTTGAAATGGGGGGTACAAAATTTGTACCCCTTTTTTTATGGTTTCGGTAGTTAAACGTTTGATTATTTACATATCGGCATTATTAATACTTATGACAGGGGTGGCGACTATTTACAATTATTCTAGATTTTCAAGTCCAATTCCAAAAGCACATAAAAATACAAATTCTGCATTCCTCACGAACACTATTTTTATTGCTTCTGACGGTTATCAACACCCACTTAGAATATGGGAATCCAAGTCATCAAGACACAAAGCAATTCTAGTATGCCTTCACGGCTTCAATGATTATTCCTCCTCATTCGGAACACTCGGCAAATATCTTGCTAAATATGATATTAAAACCATAGCCTATGATCAAAGAGGGTTTGGTGGTACCAATTCCCGTGGTTACTGGGATGGTGGAGCAGTAATGGCTGATGATCTATTTTCATTGGTTACTCTCCTAAAATCTCAAGAGGAAGATGTGCCGATATTCGTACTCGGTAACTCTATGGGCGGTGGAGTAGTTCTCAAGACACTTTCATCAACTGATCTAGAGGTCAATGGTGCAATTTTAGTTGCTCCGGCAGTAAGAGGTAGGGCAGTAATGTCATGGTTTCAAAGGGTGACTCTCTGGATTGCCGCACATACTATTCCATGGGTTCAAATAGGTGGTGGAGCTTCCATCGCTGGTAGAACAATTACCCCATCTGATAATGTACCTATGCTGCGATCTATGCGACAAGACCCAATGATCATTAAAAAAACAGTTATCGCAACTGCTTGGGGATTAGTTAATTTAATGGATGATGCTCTTCTTGCATCAACTAAATTAAATACTAACACGCTTCTTTTGTATGGTGAAAAGGATGAAGTTATTCCACCCTACGCTATGAATAAATGGGTTGATTCACTTCAAAATAAATCCATGCTTAAAAAGATTACATATGACAATGGTTATCACATGCTTCTTCACGATCTTCAGGCTAAAAACGTACTTTCTGATATAAACCTATGGATTCACAACACCCTAGACCCCAAAAATAGGAGGGAATTTGAAATTTGAGTTTACAACTACATGAAAATGTATTATAATATAATTTTACCTGCAGGATAAATATTATGAAAAAACGAAATAAAGCACTATTAACAGTTGGTACATTAGTATCAGTTTATTTAGCTGGTGACGCTATCCAAAAAAATATTGATATATCAGCGTCTAGTATGCTCGAACTCGTAAGTCCTCAAACATGGACGGATAGACCAGAACAATTATTTGACATTAAAGAAATAGATAAAACCCTATCAACACAATTTTACACAGAAAAGGGGGAATTTGGTTGCGGTGCCACACATCACGTAGATGGTGGTTGCGGTGCTAACCATCTCCCCAAAGAAGAATACAACAATCTCCCCTCAGAACATAACCCAGGAAATAAACTAGATGAAAAGTGGAAATAAATATAAGATACAAAGGAATGTTTATAAATTTTTATTGAGACCTATATTATTTAAGCTATGTCCAGAGACAGCGCATGATGTAGTCAAGAATATTATGGTATCACTTCAAAAGATACCTGGCTCAAGATCCCTCCTGAAATTCCTATATCGCTATGATAATCCTGCGTTATCTCAAATTGTAGGCGGTGTTCACTACAACAATCCACTTCTGATTTCCGCCGGATTTGATAAGTACGGAGTACTCCCCTCTGTTATCAAGGATCTTGGATTTTCTGGTATTGAACTTGGTTCATTCTCCAAACATATGCATCCCGGAAATCCGCCAGTTCGCTTATGGAGAGCCGTCAAATCACAATCAATTAACGTATGGTATGGTCTGAATAATTCTGGTTCAGAGCATGTGCGAGATACTATTGCACCATCTTGGAAGTCTGTTGATGGGGTATGTGGTGTATCGGTATCCGCAACAAACGGTATTTCTGGTTCAGATGAGGCGATTGAGGATTTAACAACCTCATACAAGAGACTTGCACCGTATGGGGATTATACTACCATAAACCTATCTTGCCCAAATCTTGGGGTATCTAATCCATTTTTTAATATGGATAACCTAGCAGAATTATTATTGAAGTTAAGATCACTGCGGGAATTGATGGGTCTTGAGAATGTACCTCTATATTGCAAAATCGGTCCAGATCATACAGACGATGAAATTCGTGAAATGATTGATGTTATGGTTGAATATGGTATCAATGGTATACTTACTTGCAACCTTACAACCAAGAGATCATTGGTTCCAGAGGATGACATAACCACACACGTTTTTCATAAAGGTAAACTCGAAAAGAGAGTTATGCCCTATGATAAGGGTGGTATGAGTGGTCACGTTCTTAGACCTATGACCAACCATATAATTAGAATGTGTGCTCAACACATTAAAGATTCTGACTACGATTTCATAGTTGTGGGTATCGGTGGTTGCGACACACCAGAGGACGCATATCATAAAATACGGAATGGTGCAACATTAATACATCTTATCACTGGCATGATCTTTCATGGACCACAAATTTCTGCGGAAATTAATATTGGGCTCACGGAACTTCTTGAACGTGATGGATACACCAATATATCTCAAGCGATTGGAGTTGATCTTGATTGAATATAAATATTATTCTCCATCTTAATTCGGTACTGCCATGAATCCTTATAATAATTCACATTTTAAATTTGTAAATAAATCATTTCCCCGAGTAGAATTCTCTTGTACTGAGATGTCGATTCCGTCTATATCGATGGAAGCTACCCCTCAAATCACTAGATTCAGTGATGTCAAACATCCCGGGGATAAGTTAGTATTTTCACCATTATCATTAACCTTTCTTGTTGATGAGGATTTGCTAAATTATACCGAAATATCAGATTGGTTGGTGAGGATAAGAGACACTGAATACGAAAAAATTGATGAAGCAATATCAGATTCGAAGATATTAATACACAATTCTTCCCATAAACTGGTGGGAACCTACACATTTAAGGATTCATTTCCAACTAATCTTAGTTCTCTTGAATTAACTTCAACTGATGCTGGTATAGTATTTCCAGTAGCTACAGTAGATTTTGATTATACTTCGTTCCATTTTGAGAGAGCTAAATAGTTTACAATTCGCTAGAAATGTAGTATAATGCTTCAATGGACCTAGATAAAATTGATGTAACTAAACTTACTATAGAATCAGCGGAGACACCTTTAATATACTCAAAGTACATGAATCAATACAATGAGATTCTTGCTAAACTTAAGTGGTATGGGATGGAATATGATGTCCTTTACCTAGATAAATGGAAATATTTCCTCGGGAAAGCTGATCCCGACGTTTATTTAAAATCACCTCTCCCCGAAAAGATATTAAAATCCGACGTTTCCTTGTATATTTCAGGTGATCCGGATGTTATAGAACTTAAGAAAAAAATGATATCTCTTGAAATACAGGAGAAAGACCTTGAGAAAAAATTAAAAGAAATCGGAGCAAGGTCTTTCCATATTAGAAATATAATTGAGTGGGAAAAGTTTCAGGCGGGGAATTAGTGGATTATATAACAAACAATAAATCTGATATAATAATTACCAAGAAAAATGACATTTTTGTATCTATATCAACTGATAAAGGTATAGCTCAAGAATTGTCAGATCATTTCACCTTCGAAGTTCCTGGTGCGAAATTCATGCCGGCATATAAGACCCGAGCATGGGATGGGAAAATAAGACTTTTTAATCTCAAGACATCTCTTATATATTACGGTCTTAAATTTGAGGTGGTTAGATTTGCTGATACTAGGGGTTACACATTCTCTATATTTGATGAATCTAACAACACAGATAAGGGTGATGTCACCGAATTCATAAACCATTTAAATATTCCTCTCGAGCTAAGGGATTATCAAACTGAAGCTATACATCATTCAATAAAGCAAAATAGAGCTCTCTTAGTATCCCCTACCGCCTCGGGTAAATCGTTAATCATTTATTGTCTAATTCGATATTATCTTCTCAAACAACCCGAAAAGATTCTACTTCTGGTACCAACGATATCCCTAGTATCACAAATGTTTAAAGATTTTGGAGACTACGGTTTTCACCCGGAGACAAATTGCCATATGATAACGGGGGGTAAAGATAAAGATTCTTGGCAGAGAATATATATTTCAACATGGCAATCTGTATATAAAGAAAAGAGACCATACTTCGAGAAATTCGGTGTTATATTCGTTGATGAGGCTCATCTTGCTAAAGCAGCATCTCTCAAGTCCATTATGGAAAAACTCCCGGACTGTAAGTACAGATTTGGATTAACCGGGACTCTTGATGGAACCGAATCTAATAAATTAGTTCTCTCTGGATTATTTGATGTCCCCAAGAAGGTTGTTAGCACTAAAGAATTAATGGATGCTGGTACAATATCAAAACTTAAAATCAATTCCCTCATACTAAATCATTCCATCCCTGATAAGAAGATAGCAATGCGGGTTAAAACTTATCAAGAGGAATGTGATTATCTTGTTCTTAATGCTGCACGAAATCAATTTATTTCCCGTCTTGCTACGTCCCTTGAGGGTAATACTCTAGTTCTCTTTCAATACGTGGAGAAACACGGTATTCCCTTGACCAAACAAATTAGGGCATTAACCACGAAAAATGTCAGATATATTTCTGGTATGGTTAAGGCTGAGGAAAGAGAGGAAACCCGGGATGTTACAGAAGCTAATGATGATGTCATAATTGTAGCATCATATCAAACATATTCAACCGGTATCAATATTAAGAACCTCCATAATATCATCTTTGCATTCCCAACTAAATCCCAAGTTAGAGTCCTACAGTCTATTGGTCGGGGTCTTCGTCTTCACGATTCTAAAGATAAATGTAATGTATATGACATAGCCGATGATATTAGGAAGGGAAAAAAGAAAAACTACACCCTCAACCATTTCTATGCTCGCTACAACATCTACAATGAAGCAGAGTTTGATGTTTCAACTGAGATTATTAACTTATAGTTTACAACATCAAACTAATGTGATATAATACTAAACAAGTACATAAAAATTATAGCAACCGTCTGAGTCAAAAGCTATCGGGTTGTAAAGGCTACCATTGAAACCCATGTTTCGATGCATCCATTCACTGAGTCTGTACAAGCAAAACGTGATAGAGTAACCGGATCGGGGCGTTGATATGAGCCCATTAAGGATTCCTGAATTAACAGGAACAAGATCAGTAGGAATCGTAACCTGCCCTTAAAATACTAGTATTTACAATTAATGAAAAATAGGTTATAATATAATCTTAAGATAAAGGAAAAATATAATGCCAAAAGTTAAAGATAAGCCAGTTCATTATGTCGACAATAAAGAATTTCTAGAAGAAATGATTCAATATAGGATATCTTACCAGAATTACCTAGATAAGGATCTAGAAAGAAGACCTACTATATCCGATAAGGCTGCAATCTGTTTCATGAAAATAGCAAAAAATCTAGCAACTAAACCTAATTTTAGGAACTATACTTATAAAGATGAAATGATACTAGATGGAATAGAAAACTGTATAGCCTATGCACATAATTTTAATCCAGAAAAATCAAGTAATCCATTTTCTTATTTTACTCAAATAATATATTATGCCTTCATCCGTAGAATCCAAAAAGAAAACAAACAGAGGGATGTTAAAAAAGGATTAATACATAGAGCAGATATATCACAGCTTTTTAACATCGACGTATCTAATACTAATGCCGAACTTCAAGAATATTATAACGAAATACTAAAGGATTACTTTCAATGAAGATTGCTTGTATAACTGATCAGCATTTCGGTGCAAGAAATGATAGTATACATTTTTCAGAATATTTTAAAAAGTTTTATGATAACGTTTTCTTCCCTTATTTGAAGGAAAATAATATATCAACAGTAATTGATCTTGGTGATACATTTGATCATAGAAAGTATATTAATTATAATATATTTAATCTTACTAAGAAAATGTGGTTTGATAAATTAAGTGTGAATGATATATCGCTTCATTGTATAGTAGGTAATCATTCAACTTATTTTAAAAATACCAATACAATTAATTCGATAGATTTATTGACAGAACTCTATCCTAATGTAACATCTTATTCGGAAGTTGAAGAGGTTAATATTGGTGGATTGAATATGCTTTTTGTTCCGTGGATTAATCCTCAGAATTCTAAATCTTCTCTCGAGGTTATTGCTCAAACTAAATCTACAATAGGATTTGGTCATCTCGAGGTTAATGGGTTTTATTTAAACTCTCAAATAATCGCTAGATCTGGACTAAGTCCTTCTGTGTTCTCCAATTTCGATGCTATGTATTCTGGTCATTTTCATAAGAAATCCGACAATTCTACCATATATTATCTTGGTACACCTTACCAGATTAATTGGTCTGATTACGGTGAGACTAAAGGATTTCATGTATTTGACACTGAAACATTAGAAATGGAGTTCATTGCCAATCCATATACAATCCTTGAAAAGATATATTACGATGATTCCAAAATTGACTATGAAACGGCAGATGTATCTAAATACGACTCTAAGATAATTAAATTGGTTGTAATTAATAAAAAAGATCTATATAAATTTGACAGATTCCTTTCGAGACTGTATAATGATATCAATGTCATAGATCTTAAAATTATAGAATCAAACGATCTAGATTCTGGAATAATTGAAGAAGTTGATTCAAGCGATGATACCTCCTCTCTGATTTCTAAGTACATAGAATCAATATCGATAAATGGTATTGAGAATGACGATCTCTCAAATAGAATGCATGAATTATATGTTGAGGCAAGTAATATAGAATGATTAAATTTAAACGAATAAAATGGAAAAATTTATTATCTACGGGTAATGAGTTCCAAGAGATTGATTTCGAAGCTCATCATAGAACCATGATCATTGGTAAAAATGGACATGGTAAATCTACATTGATTGATGCTCTCACATTTGGATTGTATGGTAAACCATTTAGATCTGTTAGGAAAGACAACCTCGTTAATTCCATTAATAAAAAGGATCTCGAGGTTCATATACGATTTAATGTTGGTAATTCGGAATATAATATCATTCGCGGTATAAAACCTAACAGGTTTGAAATATATAAGGATTCAGTACTTATAAATCAAGATGCTAAGGTCCGGGATTATCAAAAATTCCTCGAACGGAATATCCTTAAAATGAATTATCAGGCATTTACACAGGTTGTTGTTCTTGGTTCAAGCTCTTATGTTCCATTTATGAGGCTATCAACATCCAGGAGAAGAGAGGTTGTTGAAGAATTATTAGATATTAAAATATTTAGTCTCATGAATTTACTTCTCAAGATTAACATTCGTAAAACTCTAGAGGATCATAAAGAACTCAGTAATGGTGTTAATCTTCTCGAAGAAACAATTAAAATGAATGTTCTTTCTCTCAAATCATTGAAAAGGCGTGCTAAGGTCAATGATGATAAGAATAACAGGCGAATTGAGGATAACAATTTCAAAATTGAGGAATTGAATTATGACATTGAGAGACTTGAGTCTGTCAATTCCAATCTTCATGGTGCTATTGGTAATGTGGTAGATGTACAAAACCATAACAAAAAACTCTCCATTCTTCATGGTCAGCTTAAAAGCAAATTAAAGTCTGTTGATAAATCTATAGATTTTTATTCTGATAATGATTCTTGTCCAGAATGTGAACAGGATATCAGTAGAACATTTAAAGATTTTATGTTCACGACTCAAGGGAATTTAAAGGATGAACTTTCTACTGCCCTAAACGAATTATCCTCTAGATTGAAAACGACACAATCTAAACTTGATAATATCATATCAATTGATATGGATATAATCCACAATGAATCCCTTATCAAAACAAATAATGCAATGATACAGTCTCTCATGTCAAATAATTCAGAGATTGAAAGGGATATATCAATTGATAAGAATGGAAATACTGAAATTTCAGAATTAAAAGAATCCATAAAATCTAAAAACTCTACTCTCTCTAAAATTGAAGATAAATTACAGGTAACTATTCAAGACAAGGAATATATGGCTGTAATGAAGAATCTTCTTTCGGATGAGGGGGTCAAGGCTTCTATCATTAAGAAGTATGTTCCCTTAATAAATAAAACAATAAATAGTTATTTATCGAGTATGGAATTTCATGCTAGGTTCGAACTTGATGAGGAATTTAATGAATCAATATTTTCTAGATATATAGATAAGTTTAATTATGATAATTTCTCAGAGGGAGAAAAACAAAGAATTGATCTTGCATTGTTATTCACTTGGCGTAAGATTGCTAAAATGAAAAACTCAGGGAATACCAATCTTCTGATAATAGATGAAATATTCGATTCTTCTCTTGATGATAATGGTACTGAAGAGTTTATGAAAATTCTTTATACGTTAGAAAATGAAAATGTATTTGTCATATCCCATAAAAATCATATGGCAGAAAGGTTCGATGAAGTAATAAAATTTAAAAAAACTGGTAACTTTAGTAGGAGAGTATAAGTTGATATACGAGTATGTTGCATATGGAATTGTTATTGCTTTAGCGGTAAAATTTTCTTATTCCGCAGGAGCCAAGGCGGGATTAGAGTTCGGGGTGAATTATTGTTTAGATAATCTACACGAACTAAATATCATTGATTTCAAAGTCGACAAAGACGGTAACGAAATTATAGTGAG